TCATAACAATACTTTTGCGGTTCCATCATTGATTATTTCAAAACACCCTCCGAGATTTTCCACTTTTACCACGGCGTAGTTGCTGGCATGTATGTGGGCGAATGCGTCATGCATCAGTATGACCTTGTAAGCTTTTTCCACACCATTATAGTAGATGTCGGAAATTCCATTCCCGATTAATGCAACATCCTTGTTTTTGGCAGACACTCCTTCATTAACATACACTCCAAAAGGACGTACTTCATCTTTGAAGTTGCAGAACATTTCAAGACTTGGGTAATTGTTTTCTTTGCAGAATTCAATTCCTTGAGGGCTGAAAAATAACCATACAAGGCTTTTCCAGTCAGTAGCCTTTGCAGACTTGTTGCATGCCCCAAGTTTGACGGCTCTATTTAAAATATCACTTACTTCCATTACAAAGCATTCTTTAAGTTATTATTAATATCATCAAGTTTTTTACCAAACCCTTCGAGTATTTTTTTTGCAAACGTGGAAATGTCTTCCAAGTGGCCGTTAGATAAAATCATCAAATTCTTAATTTCAAGAAGTGTGGCATCGCTGCCTTGTGCAGAAACACTTATGGATTGAAGAACTGATATGTTTTGGAGTATTTGCAGACCTACTTCGTACAGGGCTGTAAATCTTCCGTTTAATTCATCGGCTGTGTCTTGGGACATGGTTTCAAATCCACGGCCGGAGGCCGATTGTTGTTCAGATGAAGAATCTTTAAATAAATCATCAGCCCATCCGAATTGTTTATCCAGTTCTTTCTGTAGCTCCTCGGCCATATTATAGATATAGTCCTGCTCCCAGCCGGAAAGCACATTGTCGGCATAGAATTCCTGAAGCTTACTTCTGATTTCTTCCATGCTCTTCGACCCCTGTATAGCTGCTTTTATGGACTCCGTAACCATTTGTTGCATCATCTTTTTTACGGTATCCCTTGCCGATGTGGCCTTGTCTTCGCCTTGAGACCATGCATCAACGTATGAAGATGCAAAATTCTCTATGGCCGACTGGAGGTCTTCACCAAATATAGCGTCTATAGCAGCTTCTTTGTTTTCTTCAATCAACTCATCGATGTCTTCAATCTTCTGTTGCCATTCTTTGATGCGTTCATCGTCGGTTTTCTTTTTGTCCTGCTCTTCCTTAATTTGCTGTTGGATAAGAAACTTCTGCTGTTTCAGAATCGTGTTGTTTTGTTCAATTAGTTTGGAGGCATCTTTAGAATATGATTCATCAATTGATTTGCTCAACTTTTCATAAGAACGACCAAGTGTGTCGATTTGGTCTTGAAGCTCTTGTATCCGTTCTTCATTCTTCTTATCGTGTATTTTTGCAATAGATGATGCAAGAGAAGTAACAAGCCCTATTGCAGCGCCGGCTGCAGCTCCTATAGGTCCGAACATAGACCCAGCCTGTGCACCTTGCATGGCTGAGTTCATAGCATCCATAGCAACTCCTATACCATCAGCGATTCCTGTTAAGGTATCAGAATCGAAAGCATCTCCAAGAGACGAAAACGTGTCTTCCAGAAATGAGCCTACTTGCATTATATCGTTCAGCCCACTCTGTATGTCTGACAGGGATTGTTTTAGCTTCTTACTATCATTACCGGCTTTGAAATAGTCTTTTACCCCGTCGATAATCTTGTCGTATGCCGGCTTTAGTTCTTCGGCTGCCTTCTTGTTATCAATCAAGGCATCAGATATATCCTTCAGCTTTTCTGGCGATTTGCTCAACGTATCGAACTGTTCTTCTGTAATACCGAAAGACAATCCCTTTTCCTCATCCCATTCCCCGGATTTCAAGAACTCCAATGCAGCTTGTCCTCGCTGGTTGATTTCTTGCAAATCTTTCAATGTCTTATCTTTCATATCGCCAAACAGACCAGATATGGAAGATGTTGTCTTGGCCGCTTCAATATCTAAATCGGATAAAGATTTGGTTGTCTCTTCATCAATTATTTTTTGTTCCCATTCGTTCTTCCCTTTTTTCTTTTCTTCACCGAGTGCTATGATGGCATTCCGCTTATCAACATATTCGCCATATGATGCAAGATACTCATTCATGGATTTTTTGAGTTCATCTGCTGTAAACCCTCCTTCAATCTCAGAAATGCCATTTGCGTATCTGGTATCAGCATTGGTATATCTTCGAGAAATTTCTATAGATTGCTCTTGAGTCAGTTTTCCACCACTTTTGTCAGACAACTCCTTTTCCAGTCTTTGTATATCATATAGTTCTTTCTGGTAATCAAGTTCAATCTGCTTCCTTTTCTTTTCAGACCCTTCGTTCATCAGATTTATTTCATCCTGCTGGTTTTGAAAACGAAGTTGTATAAGCGTTTCATATAGCTCTTGCTGAATCTTCTTCTGCTCTTCTGCTTGTTTTCTGGAATCATCAACTGCTTTATCAGAAGTTACTCCACCAAGTGATTCATATTTCTTTTTCTTGTCGCTATAGTCTGTCTTTGCATCCTCATATTGTTTTGAAGTGAAAGCCTTTTTATCCTTTTCGATTTCTTCAAGCTTCTTTTTTGCTTCCTCCCACGCTTTCTTGGCAGCATCATAATCTTCCTGATAGTTTGAATCTTCATCTTTAATCTTATTGTCCTGATTTACAGAACTGGAAGATATACCAGACACTCCAAATCTTTGACGGGCAAGCTTGTCAAGGTCCTCCGTATATTTTATAGCATTTAATATATTAGCTATATACTGCTCTACAGCTCGATTTTCAATCAATCCTCCAGATCCGGCAGCCTTATCAAGCGCAGAATTTGTTTCTTTGTCAAGCCCTGTAAGGTTGAATGTTCCATTTATTGATTTTACACTTCCACTAAGAATAGCATTTCTTATTCTGGTATAGATATTTGTACCTTGTTCTTCACCGAGCTTCTGAATAAGCCTGTCTTGAATTTTAGAAAGGTTTTCAGACATTAGGTCATCAAGTTCTTCCTGCTGTGATTCTTTGAACTTTTCATATTGCCTGGCACCAAAAGCCTTTGTGATTGCATCAGTTAATTTAAGATAAGCCTGCTCGGTTAGACCAACCTTTTCTATCTCTTCGTCTAATCCATCGTAATATTTGGAGTAACCCTTAACAATTTTATCCTTAACATCATTATATTCATCTGTACCCTTTGTTAATGCAGATAGTTCACCTTTCAACTTAGATAGCTCCCTCTGTTCAGATAAAGACGCTTTTTCTGATTCGCCAAGGGCCTTGTTTAGATTCTCTTGAGCCTTTTCTGCATCAGTCTGGTAGGTTATCAATTTGTAAATCCCATACCCGAGTGCAGTGACAGCTGCGGCTACTGCAACATAAGGATTTGCAATCAAAGTTTTGTTTAATGATGCTTGTGCAATCTGGAACAATTTTGTTCTTGCTGCTGCCATAGCTTGTGCATTCGACAATGTTATTCCTGCTGATGCGGCGAGCTGTTGCTCAACGACAGCTTGTGCCATAACAATAGAATGCGCCTTTTGCAAGGCAGTAATTGTAATCAGCACTGCTTTGTATGTACCATATATTCCGACAAGTTCAATAATGGTTTTCCCTACTTTCTCATAGTTTTCTACCAAATATGATATTCCTGATAGGGCTTCATTGATAACTACCTCGTTAGCCTTCCCGATTTCATTGTACATTTGGGAGATACTATCCTCAATATTGGAAATTTGACCAGCAATGGTTTTTGATTGAGCTTCCATAAGTCCGCCAAACTTTCCTCCTTCGTTGGTTAGATTTTCAATAACTTCCTGCACTTCGGGAAAGCCAACTTTTCCGGCTTCAACCAATCCCTTTACTTCGCTCTCTGCGACGCCAAACTTATCAGCCAACATTTCAATCATAGGAATACCACGACTGGTGAACTGGTTGAAGTCTTCGGTGTACAGACGCCCCTGAGCACGGGTTGTCCCATACAAATACACTAAATCACCAAGAGGGATACTAAGTCCGGCTGCAATATCTCCAAGTCGGATAAGCGTTTCATTTACATTTTCTGCTTCTATTCCGTATGCAAGGAGTTGTTTTGCACCACCGGCTACATCCTGTAAACTGAACGGAGTGGTTGCGGCTGTTCGCACCATTTGCTCCATGAGATTTTCAGCCTGTTCCTTACTTCCAAGCATAGTTGTAAAAGCTACTTCAAGCTTCTGGAATTCTCCTCGGACTTGTGCAGCTTTTGATATAAATTCTTTTGCCGAAAATCCGACACCGATGGCTGCCGCAGACCTCGCAAGGCGATTGAACAAATCTTCAATATTCCAGCCTTCTTTTTCTACAGTTTTCGAAACGGACTTAACGCCATCTTCTGTTTCTTGTAGTTTACGAAGTAAATTGGTGTTATCACCAGTAATGTCGAAATGCAATCCAGCCATAGTCTTTTCGTTCTTATTAGATGAGTGACGTATAACTTAATACGCTATTGCAAATATATAAAATGTTTGCAAATCAAACACATGATTGCGCCAAAAGTTTATTTTGTGTGTAGTTTTGTTGTTACTTGTGTATTTAAATATATCTTTGTGTCGTTATATCATGAATGACAACCAATGGACTTCAAAGACGCAATACTGCAATTATCAGATAAGATATCAAAGCAATTAGACGGGGTATCTACAGAGGAAGCTACGAAAACGGCATTCATTATGCCGATGATTTCTGCCCTTGGGTACGATGTATTCAATCCATTTGAGGTAATGCCGGAGATGGATTGCGACCTTGCCAAAAGAGGCGAAAAGATAGACTATGCAATCATGAAAGACGGGCAGCCTGTCATTCTTATCGAGTGCAAACATTGCAAACAGAATCTTACCATGCATAACACGCAGCTTGCAAGGTATTACGTTGCTTCAAATGCCCGTTTCGGCGTTTTGACCAATGGTATAGAATATCGTTTCTATGCTGATTTGCATAAAATAAATGTTATGGACGAAAAGCCGTTTCTTGTGATAAACATGCTGGATTTATCAGATGAAGATATAGAGCAGCTTAAAAAGTTCCATAAGTCATATTTCGATGAAAAGGAAATACTAAGTACGGCACAGGAGTTGCAGATAACCATCCAAGTAAAAAAACTACTTGAGCAGAATTTTAAGCAACCGGGCGATGAGTTTACCAGATATTTTGTACGAGCGTTGAATGGCGGGAAATCAAGTCCGAGACAGATTGAACAATACAGGCCAATAATCAAAAGTTCAATCGAATCAGTAATCGGGGGAATGATTTCAGGCAGATTGGCTACAGCCATGCAAGTAGAGGAAAGCAATTCCCGGAAGCAAGAACTGAAAGATGTTGTAGCAACTACAGACGAAAACAAAAATATCATAACGACGCAAGAGGAAATTGACGCATACAATATCGTAAAGGATATCTTAAAACCATATGTGGACGAATCTCGCATTCAGTATATTGATTTTAAAAGTTACTTCACCATAAATTTAGACGGAGTTTTCAGGTTCTGGATATGCAGGCTTTCACTGAAGCCATATAGTAAACGAATAGGAATTCCTATTAATGGTTATGGGAATTGCGAATGGGTTAAACTTGAAAGCATTGAGGATATCCGTAAGCATCAAGGCAAGCTAAAGATTGGACTTGATGTGGCTCTGTCGGCATATGAATATGATAAAAACAAAAGCAATAACAAATAATAATTAAATTATGAAGAAGATTTTACTTTTGATGGCAATGATATTGCCAATGATTGCTTTAACATCATGTTCAAAAGATGATGGGAGTGAAAAGGTGATAAAAAATCTGAGTGGAACAAATTGGTATGATACACAGGTTTGGTTCATGGATTCTACAGATGCAGGAAGTTTGGATTGGTATCAAGAAGTTGGGGATGTTGGAATAGGTGAATCATGTACGGTTAACTCGGACAAGCCTTATTTCTACATTTATGCAAAGGATAGTAGGGGAAACTTAGTCATGTCACAGCCGAAACCTCTATTGGAAAGCAATTCAATATCTGAGGACGATTTATATTAGCAATGTTCTATTTTTAAGATTTATCGGGGTTGACAAAAGTGTTTTCCCCGATATTTCTTTGCCTTACGTGTTCTGTTTTTAAGATTTTCCCAGGAGCAATCCAAGTATTAAATCCCGATTGTTTGGATCATCGGCATTGATTATTTCCTGATTGTCTGTAATGCCGAGTTTCTTTCTTTCTTCAGGCGATAAGTAAACGGATGTAATTGAGTCAGCCATCAGCATCTGAAGGTTGGAATAACTGATACCCCATACTACATATTCCATGCTCCAGCCATATCGCTGGCAGGCCCAGTCGATAATGGTTCCGTACGTACTTTTACCGCAGAAGGACAGGTTCCCTGTGTTCTTCTTCATGGCCATAATGCGATTTCGCTCGGCGTGTTCTTTATCCAGTCCAAGGTGAACGATATATTCAGATACATTCTCATGGCTGAATGTCATGACAAGAAGCTGTGCAAGCTCTTCATCATTAAGTTTCTTGCGAAAATAATCAGCACGTTTGCTTACCATACCCTCGTTCTGGATGTCGCATTTACGTTTCAAGCTGTGATATGCCAGTATTCTGCACACAAGCTCTTTCTTTTCGGAGGCCAGCCTATACGCTTCAAGATACGGATTGGATGACAGGATCTGTTTATTTACTCCAAGGCCATTAGTAAGGCGTGAAAGGAGATAGTTCTTTCCGAGGGTAGGAGGGTACAGATAGAAACGTCTTCGTCCAATGAGGAAACTTATAGGTTTCTCCATGATGGTGTCGGCGATGTTCATTTCAATGATTTCTTTGTCATTCATTTCTTTCATGTAAAAAAACACGTGGGTACAAAGCCCCCACGTTTGGCAAATTCGTTAATGTGCGGTTTTTATACTGTCAACTGTGTGTAATTCAGTTATCCAGCTACAATCTTTTGAATTTTTACCGCATCACCTGTTTCAGGCTTAAGCACATCAAATGTGTAAACCTTGACAAGTCCATTTTCTACGTCGTACGTCTTCTGTACGTTCACAGATGATCTGTCAATCTGAATTCCCAAAGCTTCAGAATTTTCAGGAGTGACACGCACTGCATATTCGTCTGTTACGACCCCGTCATTGTCAACAATGGGGTCAGTGCGCTCAGGGACTTGTCGCACATTGAACGCAAGCTGATAAGTGTTTTTCTTGTACTTGACAGCTTCATTCTCGCCACCTTCAATCTTGGCTTCCATTTTGTCTCCTTGTGTAGTGGTTAGCTGAGTCGTTCCTTCTACTGGAGTAGCAAATTCTTGCCATTCGCCGGGTTCTGTACCCAGTTTCATCACTTCAATTTTGGGTATTCCCCATGATAATGTTACAGTCTTTTCTGCCATGGTGTTATTCGTTTACTTGTTTATACAATAATTTGTTGTTGATGAAATGTTCGTCTTTACCATTGACGGGCATCACCCGCTGCTTGTCGAGTGTAAAGCGGAAACCATCCCCACGCCCAATCTCAAGAACCTCAATAGCTGTTCTACAAAGTTCACGACACCTGGGATCATTCATTTCGGCCTGTCCGTCACGGATATTATCTTTCACATAGATGTTTACATTCACAAAAGCCTCCTGTATCTGGCCGCTTCCGTTATCAAGGATGGATATTACAATGTCCTCCATGTCAGAACCGGACGGCCTTTTTGAGGCTTTACAGAGCTTTCCTGTCACAGCACGCTCCAAAGCGGAACCTTTGATGTGATTGTAGATGTCATCTTTAATTTCAATATCCGATTTCATAAGGCTGTTTGCGATTTAAGTTTCTGCATCATACTTGGCAACTGCTGGCGTGCGAACAGCTCAGCGGACACAAGCACTACCTTGTTGTCCATCGCTTCAACGTATTCGGCATAGTTCATACCGGCTACCACGACAAGCGCATATCCGCTACGGTATTTTTTGGCTATTTCTTCAGCAAGTGCCTTTCCTGCTTCTGGCCCATCGGAACCGTTCTTTACAACGGCGAAATCTGAATACTTGATTATTCTTCCTTCTGAAGCAATGATATAACCGATAGAACTTCTAAGGTTTCCGGTTCGGTCAATCCAGCTTTCTTCTGGCGACCTGTCGCGCGCCTCAATAACGCATTTCTCTCCAAGATAAGATAGGGCACGCAGCGTTAATCTATTGACCCTATCAATTTCTTGGATGAAGGCATCATGGATGGCCGATTCAGATGTAACCAGTTTTATACCCATATTCTTGCGTTCAGTTGGCCTTTTTGAAAACCAAGTACCTTAGCCTCTACAAGGACGCTTCCGTCTTTTCTGTAAACACGAACCAATTCATCGCGTTTGAATTCCTTGCAATCCCTATCCATGTAGATGATGTACCGATAGACAGAAGTTGTTCCGTCATCAAAAACTATGACCTCAGCCTTACCACCGTTCGGCTCGCACCTACAAGGTATTTCGCCAGCAAACGATGTTTCGCCAGGATGGAAATCTCCGTTGTCGTCTTCATATCCTTCTGTGGTTATCTGATAGGACAACGTATGAGGTCTGAATGATACAATCATAGCTAATAGTTAATGATGGTAACGGAAGGATCCTTTTCATCAGTCACTTCATCTTCACCAATGGACCTGTATATGGAATTTGCAATCTTCAGGATGGAAGTCTTGTCTGACTGGCTGATTGATACTCCGCCCTCCGAAATGTTGGGGGAAGTAACCAATCCAACGAAGCAATCCGCAACGCACCCACGGAAGTCTCTTCCACGGGCTGTTTCAGGGTCAAGTTCGTCGTCCTTGTTCAGGCCACGCACAATTAGTTTGTTTTCCAGATACCCGGTTCGTAAGGGATAGTGGATTTCGTCACGGAGTGCTTCGAGGATTGTTTTCATACCTTATTCAGCTACATAAGACTCAACGGATTCTTTCAGTTTGTTTTCTTTGGCCTCACTCAACTTGTTTACGGCTGCAATCAGATCCTCGTCAGATGTCTTGGCATCGAAATTAGAACCAGCAATCTTGTTCAGTTCAGCTACAAAGTTTGCCTTGGTGTAAGTCTTTCCCCAGATGGTTATCTTCTCATCGGAAGCGTCACTCTCTTCTGCGGACGTGTCCACCTCCTGCGCTTCGGAGAGGTCGAGTACATAGATTTGATCAACATCCTCAATGATGGGAGCCACGAATGCCTGTCCTCCTGTAATCTCCCGTAACGGGTTAGTCAATGAATACTTGGAAATGAGCTTGAACCCATCCACCTCCTGATAATCCACATTCTTCACCGGGTTTGTCTTTTCAGCCAATCGGCCATATACCAGCGTTCCTACAACTTCGTTGCAGATGAAGACAAGGCGGTTGGCATTCCAAGGCTTCATGGAAACCTTCTTTCCGTCTTTTTCGAAGATGACGGAGCGGTCAATTACCTTGAACGAAATGCCGTTGTTGTCGTCGGCAAATGCCTCGTTAAACTTCGTGGCGGTAGGCGTGGGAAGGATAGTGTCCTTGGTGAAGGACTGCCCGTTATAGTTAGCCACAAGTTCCTTGGCCTCCTTCGTCTGGCGCAACTTGTCGTAAGTCGATTTGGCAATACAAATCTGGATAATGGAATTTCCGTCTGCGTCTGCCTTGTTGATGACACGCTTGATGTCCTCCAACGAAGGAAGTCCTTTGGTGGTTGCACCGAACGTGTTTGCGGCGAGATAGTTGAAGTTCAGTCGGAGCAATGCGTTCGGAGTGTCTTCGTCCTTGATGGCCACATAGCCGTTGGAAAGGGCAAACAGGAAGTTGTACTCGTTTCTTTCGTCAATACCTACTGAGCAGGCAACAGCGTCGTCAGATAACTTTTTCACAATCTTCTGAGCGTTACCGCCCTGCGCTTCCATCACATTGATGTTGTTGATGTCAGACTCCTTCAGGATTTTCGACATACCGATTTTCGGCAACTTTCCGTTGGCCGAAGCGATGCTGTCACGGCTCTTAACGGGAAGTTCAGAGTCAACAGCTACAAAGTCGGCGGCCACATAAGTGGTATTTACCGACGTGCTTTCCCATTTGTTGTCAGGAGAATACTCCTGTCTCAACATGGCATTTTCTCCCTTATGGAGATAGGTAAGGTTCTTGTTGCGCTTACCGTTAACTTTCTCAATCAGTCGCTGGAGTTTCGGGAAAAACTTGGCGACATATTTTGCAAACAATGATTCATTCATACGTTACCTCCTTTTTTAGTCGTGTTCAAACACAAGTGTTGGTACAGCGGCCTTCAACGCTGCCTTGATGCTATCCAGCGGATAGGGGCTTGCCTTGTCGTTCACTACACCTGTGTGCATGATGGACACGAACGGTTCTTTTACAGATTTAGTGGCCACACATACGCCTACATACTCGTGACTGCCGGGAAGGCTGTCATATGCGTCCCCTCCAGAGTTCAGCGGCATCGGCTTGTAAGTGTCACTTGCCGTGTCGCGGATAATGACATGACCAGCTCTGATGTATTCTCCTTTAAAGCTGCTTACGTCCAAAACTTTTCCGCCTTTTACACCAGCGATGTATTTGCGGATTACAATCGGATCGTTACCGAAACCGAAGGATTCAATGGTACCTACATCTACTGCTCCCATTTTCTTACTTTTTTAAAGTTTTACAAATCGGCCAAAGCGTCGATTTCAGCGTCGCTTAACGGCTCTTCTTTTGGCTTTCCACCTCCTGCGCCAGGCGGATTCCCAAGTGTGGAAAGTCCTGCATTGGCACGTTCTTGGTTGTAAGCCTTCAAATCCGCTTCAACTTCGGAAATGAATTCGTCAAACTCGTCGTCGTTTTCAAACTTCATCTTTGAGAAGCTTTTCAACGTGCGGGTTCCGAATGCTCCTGTGTCCTTCAATACGGCTTCAAGCTTGGCTTTCTGCTCGGAGATTTTCTTTTCACCTTCGAGTGCTGAAATCTTTCCGGTAAGCGTTTCAATGGTTTTCACCATGCCTTTTGCCCATTCCGGAGCATCGTCGTCATTCTTTCCTTTGTTCTGTGGATTCTTTTTTGAACCAGTCTGACGTTGCTGTTTTTGCCCCGATGTGTCGTCATCATCGTCATCATCGGTATCGTCATCTGGATCAGGGTGATTTTTCTTCCATTCGTCAAGCAAACGGTTGGCTTGCGACTGGCCGAAAGTGAGGTAGGGGAGAACCGCTTCAATCTGTTCGTCAATCTCTGCGTTTACATCCTCTTCGGAGGCATCTTCTTCGGATTTCAGGTTATCGGCAATCTTGGCGGCAATACCCTGAAGCTCCTTTTTGTTGAACCCTAACGCCTTCGCTTTAAGTTTCAACTTTGCAAATACTTGCTGTTTTCTGTTCATTGTTACTGATTTTGATTTTATGAAAATAGCCTGCGAGCAGCACATGCAAGCAGGCTATCATAGGACAACTTTAGTAGCAATGAAAGTCTTTACGACAAGTCCTGTAACATGTAGCTTCACATGCTGGGACAAAGATAAATAAAAGTGTTTGAAAAACAAACATTTTATTAAAAAAATAATGAATACACTTTGTCTTTTATTTATTCACGGAGGTAACGATATGCTGAAAGGTATTTGTTCAATCTGGCTATATCGTTTTCAGTAACATGCGCAAGCCTCGTTATGTCGAGATTGTCTTCCAAATCATGTATTTTGACTTGGCGTCCTATCGGGTTAAGACGAGAGCGTTTGACAAAATCCTCATAACTCTCATCTTCGTTACGTGTCACAGATAGTACGGCATCAACAATGGTGCGAGGAAACCCTTTGGCAAGCAAATCGGATGCAGAGGTTTCGCTGTCTTCGATTACGTCATGCAGCAAGGCGACGATTTTTTCTTCATCTGTCATACAGCGGTTCGCCACACGTATCGGGTGGAAAATATAAGGGGCACCAGCCTTGTCAGTTTGTCCTTTATGCGCCTTGGTTGCAACATCAAGGGCCATATCAAGCAGTTCGTTAGTATTTGTCATATTCTTCTTTTCCAATTTCTTCTCCTCCAAGTATGATATTTCCTACAGCTTCATACGATTGGCCGACTTCCACTTCCTTGCGTCCACTATGTTTGAGAAAAATAGTAGTGTGGCCATCGGAAGCAAACAGCCTGATACAGGTTTCTTCAAATTCGTCTTTGATATAAACCATATCACCATTGTTCAGCTTTTCAAATAGAATTCTTTGGTTCATAATTGTATGTAAAGATAGTGATTTTTATTGGAAATGACTATAATATTCAGCCGATTTTTCCGCTATTTCCATAGCTTTGTGGCTGGATTTGTCCATCATCCTCCATTCCTCATAATATTTGTGGCCAAGTCCGCCTTCAAGCCCTATTTCTTTGTATATTTCGTTCCACCTGTTCTCTCCAAGAATTCGTTTCGCTTCTTCTGGAAGCTCTTTTGCATAAATCATCAGGTCTGTGTTTACCTGTATTTCAGCGGTAAGGCCATTAGACGTACGGATATTGACAATGTTCCCACTATATCCCATAAAAGATTCAGGCTTTTGCCGTTTCAGTCTGATAAAAGATGGTAGGTTGTTCAGTTCTTTTAGGATACTTTCGATTTCGGATTTCGGAGCAATAATGGTAGTCCTGACAGCATCTTTTATATCGTATGGAGTCACATGTTCGGTATTGACCTTTCTCGTTATGGACGACTTGCTTTTATAATTGACAGGTGTAACATAACCACTATATCGGGAAGCTATTCCCTCGGCAAGCGACTGCACTTCATTTCCAACATCGGAAGCACGTTGCATCACTTCAGACACCGATTTTTCAGTCGATATGTTTTGGAATATCCATTTGTTATCATTTAGGAAATATGGCAAGGTTTCATTGGAGGTCGCCTTTTCTATCCTGTCCGTGTTGTCGAGTACCCATTTCTTAAACCCCAATCGGTCGTTAGAGGTTGATTATTTGTGGTCCTAGTTGTAATTTACTGATAAACAAATATTTAGAAACTCATTTTTCTAATGACCGCCATTAGAAAATCAGGCTTACAATATGCTAATTTTCAATATTTTACAAGCAAGACCACGAAAATAGGATATTCTAACGACCGATTTGGGTTAAATTGGTCTGGTACATCATTTACGCTGTTCACGCTTTCACTGGACGCTTCGCTTCTTCCGTCCCAGCTCCAGAACTCTTCTTCCGTTTTGAGGATGGGTATTTTATAGCAGCGGCAAAGCGGGTGCCAGCCTGTCCATACAAAATCTTTCGGGTATTTGCCGGCAAGGCTGTCGCAAATGTCGGTGAACGGCTTCCCGTTCAAGGTATGATTTCCGCTCAATTTGATTTCATAGCCAACCACAAAATCCATCTGTTCCCAACGCTTGTTTTCGGCGGCCCGGTAAGCCATGTTGATTTCAGATGCGGCCAGACGGATAGAACGGTACTCGCAGTCCATCGCCTTGCTTGCAATACCGAACTTCTCTTTATAGTCCTTTTGCAGTTGCGGGAAGTCTTGCAGATATTTGGATATGCGTTTGCTCAGCGTGACGGCACTCATTCCTTTCTCTATGGCGCAGGATATGGCATCCTCCAGCTCTTTCTTGTAAACGGAAGACTGGCTCCACAATTTGTCTGAAACGTTAAACCCTTTATCCTTCCGGTTTTGGAAAGCTTCCAGTGCATCAGAATTTGTTTGATACAGGACTTTGTACTTTTCCTTGTCAACCACCGCTTCGTATGCTTTCAGTACGTTGTTTGCCAACAGATCCTGCACCTCGTTGCTGTTCTTCCATTCGTCACCGGTTCCACGGTAAATGACGGCACCTATATCCTCGACAAACCGTTTCTGTATTTCGGCCATCTTCTTTTGTGTCTCTGGGTAATGCGAGAAACTGAAAGGCTCTTCAACGGCATCATCAATGCCAAGGTTCTCAACCAGCTTTGCCGCTTCCAGATTCAGAGTCTCGTAAACGGACTGGATGAGCGAGACATATCCGGCCAACCGTTTGTTCAGTTCGCCGTACTTGTTCTTTTGGTTGGGAGTTTTGGGCTTTGTCATCGTTTCTTCTCAAATCTGTCACATACATCCCTGTTCAGGAACATGCTCCGTTTCTGAAAGGGGCATTTGCACATGAAGTATTCACCATTCAGGTTCTTTTCGTGGTAGTCGTATGCGTGACGGCAGTCACGACAGCGGTAAACCGTTTGACTTGCATTCTTTTTGGCCATATCAAATAGCTGTTTCAGTGAGTGCGTTTGTCATTCTTGCCTGCAAAGCCATTTCGTCCTCTTTCTGGATCTGCTCCAAAGTCTTTTCAGCATCATTGGAGTAACCGGCCATTTTAATGTATTCAAGCTGGCTGAAAATGGCCTTCCCGCCATTCCCTTTCTGCAAGCGGGTAATCATGGCCGTTTCGTCATTCTGTATGAATGGCGTGATGACGTGTTCAACCTCGACATTATCTACTTCTTTTGCCCAAGAAGTATTCATCATTTTCAGGAACTGCTTGATGACACTGCATTCACGCTCAAAGAACTCAATCCACGGGCCGCTTTCGTCACCTACTTTCAGATGCGCGTCGGTCAGTAGCATTTGCCTTGCGTCATAACCGATGCTTCCAAGTGATTTCATGTTCTCAAATGAAACATCAGGCATCTGCGACTGCATGAAGAACAACTTAAGCAATGTGTCCACATGATATTTCAACGCCTCGATAGCTTGGCTCCATGAGACGTAAGCAATATCCCCTCCGTTCTTAAGCTGATAAACCCTTCGGCTTTCTCCCTTGTTTTCACTTCCAGTCAAATCTCCAACTACCTTCAGTATGGGCGATGAATTGTAGGCTATCACATCGCTGTTTCGGGACAATGTATATTCTATTTCCTCCCGGAAGTGCGAAAGTCCGTGGTAGATAGGCTCCGGCCTACAAGCGTACGCACCGGGTATCTTGAGCAGGCTGACAGGTTCGGACATGACAAGTTCCCAGCCGTTTCCTGCCTGTTTCCACAGGTAGTGTTGATTGGCAGTGTAGGTTTCAAAGTAGATTATTTCCACATCCTTCACCTTCTTCTTGTATTGGAAGGACATGGCCAGCATATCGCCAAGTTCATCAATCAGCGGATAGAGCAATACTCCATCCATAGGGGAATATGTCTTGCACTTCAGCTTGTAATCGCTTTCAAAACCATACAAAGTATTCTTTTTCTGAACGACATACCAGATAGTGAATATCTCGCAGGATGCAAAGTAAGCCACGCCACGTTTGATGTTTTCGGAGTCAATGCGTGCGTATTTGTAGATAGCCTCGATAGCCTTGGCGATTTGCTGTCTGATCTCATTTTCTTCAGTGTTGTGGTAGATGCGTTTCACCGGGATGGCGTACATGAATTCCGTCATTCGTTTGGTAAGCAGTTTTTCAAGTCCCACGTGAATTCTGGAGGCTATTTCGATAACACCGTCGGAACGTTCCTTGTCCTTTCGGTTGCAATGGTCTTGAACAATCTTATGCTTGGTAGGTTCATAGTCGTTTATCAACTTGTCCCATTCGGGTATGTCAATGCTCTTCTCCTTGAGGTCATTGATGATGTCCGTTACGTTTCTTGACGGGTCGAGTATTGCGGTTATTTCGTCCATAAGCGTGCTCCGTACTCCTTCATACGGTGGTTGGTTATTGTGCAAAGTTAACAATAAATGTTTGTTTTTCAATCATATTTGTTGGATAATTGTAGTTGATAAGATATTTGGTGGTAGAAATTGATTAAAATGTCTCTTTTTATGTTTATTTTTGGTTGAAAATTTAAGGTTGCAATAACATATTACTTTTTTGAGATCACATGCTTTAAATTTGATGTAATATTTTAATAGCATTATTATGGAAAAGAATAAGCGACGTAAAGATAGTCAAGAATTGCCTGATATTAATAATGAATTATCTGATCATACTAAATATGCATGGTTAAAAAATATATTAAGGAAAATATTTACGATTCAAACAATTGGATTAATTGTAGCAATAATTGCAACTATAATTTCTTATGTGCAATACCGGAATGAAAAGATGCAGGTTGAAGCCTTGAAATTAGAAAAGTTGAATGATGATAAAATTAAATATCATGATGACTTAGTTTTACGTTTAGGTGGATATGAGCTAAAGAATAATGAGACTTATGATATAGATGTGATATATTCTAACAAGGATGCAGGATATGCACTTACGTTGCAATTGTATAATGGAGGAAAATTGAATGCAAATAATATTCTGATCAGATTTGATGGCAAAAGGAAAAGTTATATTATGAAAGGATATCGCTCTAAGAATGAATTTGACTTTGAGAAATCTGGTGGTGGCGAATTTATGGTTGAGTATTTATATCCACAAGAAGTGGCAACTTATGGAATTATTTATTTCCCTAATAATGTAAGTCAAGGGGATGAAGACAATTGTAGGTTTGTGTGTAGTTGCGATGATAAGGCGAATCCTTATGTCGTATATTTGAATATGAGATTATTTCAGTTCGATTCTATTGAAGAGTATATTTCATACATTAATTTGAAGTCTGGGGCAAAAGAAATTGCTGAAAGATATTGGTTGGATGAAAATAAATTTCTTCTTCATTGTGTATCGAAGCAGGGAGAAAATAAAACAGTTCAATTGGATGGTACTGTATATAAGATAATTAAAAATAATGGAAATTTACAATTGCAGAGTATTTCTGATAAAAACCTGAAGTAGTTGATTTTGGATAGTAGAATCTTATAGGAATACATGTATAACACTTGTGTAGTTATGCTTTGTTTCTGCAAAATAGGGTATAGTTTGTAATTATATCCAATCAAAACAATGCCTGATACATACGTCTTGTATCAGACATTATGTCGCTGTTGGTTTGATTGGAAAAGCCATTATTTAGATAGAATTTATTTGTACGTGGATTATTTAGTGAATCCACGGTGATAAATTGGCATCCAGAAATGTCATACTTGGAAAAGGTATAAATTACAAATTCAACGATTTGGCGGCCTACACCTTTGCTTTGGTAGTCTTCGCGAACTCCTAAATGTCCTATATTGACGGCTGGAAACGATGTCTGATTTTCAAAGGTCTCTGCATACTCATCGTTTAAAATCTCTTTCATTTCATTAATGAAATCATCCTTGTCGTCCAATTGTCCGATGACTACGGAGTCGTTAGCAAGCGTAAATAATGCTATTATTTCATTGGTGGTGGAAAGTTTGGCACAATATGCAGACAAATATTTGTACTTGACACATTGTTCAAGTTCGTTGTGGAAAAAGCTATCTAACTTTTCAGTTCCGCAAGAAAATGAAGACAATTGCCTGTAATCATCGTCAGACAACTTTTCAATAATAATATTAATATCCGAGGATGGGGTTTTTTCCTCCATTGTTGGTTATGATACGTTTGGCGGTTCTTTCGATTTGTATCTTCCTTTGAGACAAAGCGCGACTTTCATCGGCACTCAGTTTTCCGAGCATCCGGTTCATTACCGACCGACGAAATGAAACTATTTCGTCACGGCTCATTTTAGGATTTGGGTTTGAATTAATCATAAGATAGCTCTTTCTCAATGCAAAGATACTAAATTTTTTTTAGTACAATAATATTAATCAGCGTAAAATGGATTTTTAAGGTTGTTTATTATGAAATTTAATTGTCATTCATAATTCGTGATGAATTCTGAATCCGTTTTTATCATCAATTTTTAATTTTCAGATATTGTGCAAATCTTGTAACCTGAATGGATAATATCACAGAAAATCCCTTAGAATTTCTTCTTCGCTCATCACTTTTCCTTCTGCATGGTGATAATCTATGGAATAGCATAGCAGGTCCACAAACTCATCGTGGGGCTTTGCCGGAAAACCGCATACTTCGTCCACGAACAGGTCGTTCCAGTCGCCGTCCACAAGCCACACCCGCCCGCTTTCCACATACGGTGATGAGGCGTTGAGCCTGGTTTCCTTGCTGTCTTTCGGGGAAGGGGTGGAAGTAACGTTTAGATTTGTACTTTCATATAACTGGTCGATTACCGAAAGTCCGTTCGCTTTTGGCTCGATGCGCACGCTGCTTCCCCTGCCGTACCCATTGTCACGCACGTATGAGGGCAGGAAGCGGCACAGTTCGGGGAACTTCATGTTCACCTTCTTGGCGCAGACAATATAGATGTTGTTGCCAATCATGCAGGAGCCGAGAATACCCGTCGGGTCGTTCGACGTTTTCTCGGTATATGCAGTGTCCACAAAGAATGTTACGGGTTCGCCTTGACGTTTCTTGTTGAAGTCGAATAAAGAAATATGCCTGAACCATTGTTCCTTGATGATGTTTCCTCCCTCGATGGTAGGGTGCTGCTGGTAGAGTGCCGAGAAGAACCGCGGGGAGCGGTTCCGTGCGTCAAGAAGCCGTTCCAGTGAATGACGGTTGGGCCACAAGGCTTCTCCTACCTTGCGGGGGTCTAAATCGTTGCCGTCGTCAAGACTTTCCCGGATGGCAGGGATGGAAAGTACAGTCCATTTGTCCGGTTCTTTTTTCAGAATGCGCCCGGCAAGGTCGTCTTCGTGCCAGCGGGTCATGATGAACAACTGGTTGCTCGCATTATGCAGACGGGTTAACAATACCGAGGTGTACCAGTCCCATACCCGCTCGCGGCTGACTGGGGAATAAGCCGTCATGGCATCCTTTATGGGGTCGTCTATGATTGCGATGTCCACCGGCGTACCTGTGAGTGAGCCTCCTACGCCGACAGCCTTGTAAAACCCTTTGTGGCCCACCGTCTCGAATATGTCCACATTGCGCAGATATCCTCTTACGTCTGTCCGGACATTGGAACCGTTCAGGTAGGTGTCGGGGAAGATGCTTTGGTACTCCGGGCTGTCTATGATGCGCTGTATGGATCGTGAAAATTGTTCGGCAAGGTTGGCGCTGTATGACGTTCCCACTATTTTTAGGTCGGGGTTATAGCCCAGCGCGTATGCGGGGAAACTGCGGGATATGATTTCGCTCTTTCCGTGCTGGGGAGGCATGAATACCATCAGATTCTTTATCTTGCCGTCTAGTATCATCTGGCAATGGTCGGCAATTGCTTTGTGGAACCACAGACTGACGTAAGACGGGTTGATGTAGGGGATGAATTTATAGAACATGCCGGGAGCGTCCTTCTTCAGCAGCAGACGTTCCAACTCCAACTTCCTTTTTACCTGTGCGTCGGTCAGCTTCATTGTTCGTCACGCAGTTTTTCCAGTCTTTCCAGCTCATCTATGATTTCTTCACGTGACATCTCCGTCCGTTCTTCCTTGACAGATATGCTTTGTTCGGCCTTCTCCACATAACCTCGCTTCTTGCCCTTCGTTTTCAGGTAGAAGATTATGGCGGTCAGATCTCCCTTGTCTATGGCGTTGTATAGTTTGGACTCTACGTGGTCTATGGTTTCTTCCTCAATTTCGTCTGCCTTTTCCCTGAACTTCGGGTCGTTCTCCCTCCACTTGTAATAACAGGACCTTGTGATGCCGACTTGCTGGCAGGCAAACGAGACAATCCCGTGGCTGTCACGGAAATGGCTTAAAAACTGCTTTTGTTTTTCTTTCTTTGTCATATTCCACCTGTTTTTGTCTTATGATATCTTTCTTGAACTACAAAGGTAAGAAAAATGTTTGAAAAACAATCACTTTTAGATGTTCCACTACTATAATTTTGTAACTTTGTGCATGAAACATCAACGATGTTGGTTTACGAAGACAAACAATTGTATGGTATGGAAAAGTATGGAACACAGGAAGGGGAGGCTTTCAGAATAAAGGCTTACGGACTCCAGGAACTGGGGATGCTATATTTCCCGAACAGCACGCCCAGGGCGGCAAGTTCGCAGTTGAAGAAGTGGATTAACAACAATGGCAAGCTGCTGGCCCGCATGATGGAAGCCGGATATTATAACGGGCAGAAAATTCTTACACCGAAGCAGGTGAGAATTATCGTGGAGCACCTGGACCCTCCATAAGCAAAAGGAAGCCGGAGTATGCAAGTCAATATACATGCTCCGGCTTTCGATTGTTCATTCCGCTGCTTTTCGCTTTTCGGAGGCATTCACTTCCTTTTTATCCGAAGCGGTTGACAGCCTTCCTTCTTCAAATGCGATTTCCGCCGCTTCGTTGGCCCGCACCAGCGGTACCATCCATTTTCCGTCCACGTTCACCTTGTGGCGCGCGATGTACTTTTTTGCTTCTTTGCTCATAATCTATAATTTTTTAGGGTTGTTTTTCGCTCTCTTCCGCCAGCGCGTCAAGCAGGCGGCTGTATTGGCCAAGTGCCAGCAGCGGGCTTGCCGACCTTTCGCTGTATGCCCCGCACTCGCCCATGCGGAGGGAGGCTTCTGCAAAGGCATCGCACAGAAGCGCCTTCCATTCTTCCGTATTCTCACGGATGTCCCCGATGATGCGGGCGGCTTCGTCCGTAATCTCAATTTTCCGCATATTCTCAGATATCCTTGAAGTTCAGACCGGCCGTCTGGGACGAGATGCTGTCCTGTACGGATGCAAGTATGAGCTTTTCGCACGCAATGCTGCCATTCGCAAACTCGTCGTTGGTAGCGTCGTCCCTCGAATATCCGTATTTGTTGCGCCAGTTGTAGAATGCCTGTTCCGCGTCGAGAAAGGCTGCATATACCATCAGGATTTCCCTGGTCTTTTCACTGATTCCTGCCACGCTCATGGCATCGGCGGTTCTGTGTTCGATTACTTTTTCATTCATAAAACAAATTCAATTTGCGGCAGGCGGCATACGCTATCGCCAAGCCTATGATGTTACTTATACAATATTCACTCTCGGTGCCCAGCAGCAGGACAATGCCCGCAACCAGCGCAAATACGGTCGCCATCGACTTGGGTGCATGGCATGGCTGACGCTTGTCTCTGTTCATGGCCGTACCTCCTGCAATGCTTCAAACAATTGGTGCAGGAACAGCCTTCCGGTTTCCGTCCACGTGGTGATGGTGTTGGTTCCCTGCGACCCGTCGGAACGGGTGAATGCCGTTGTCCGTGGACGGGTATATCCCTTGCCGCAATGTGTGGCCGTCAGCATCCACTGGCCGGACTGGTAGAACATGACTCCTTTTTCCTTCAGCTTCTTGTGCAGCTGCTCCGCGGTCTTCATGTCCAGTTCCTTGGCCATCTGCGTGGAGGTGTAGGTGCGGGCCGACTGGAGTACGTCGTCCACGTACTTCACTTTCGGAGCCTGCTGCCTGATTTCGTTGGAGAGGTAATTGTTCTGCTGCTCCAGCATGGCTTTCTCCTGCCTTGCCTGTTCAAGGCGGTTGCTCAGCACTTGCATGGCGTAGGCTATCGCTTCATCGTCGTTGCTTACGGTGGCCACGCCGGTGCGCAAAAGCTCCTTGATGCGGTCGTTGCACCATATTGCAAAAGCTGGGCTTAGCCAACGGGCGAACTCCAAGGCTACGTCTTCGTGCATCCATGTGCCTTGCTCAATACCACCTTTCGTAACTTTCACTAAATCAGCCGAAGTAAGATTTCTTACTTCGCTTAATGCTTGTATAAAATCACGTGTTGATTGGTTTAATAACCAATGCTTTGGCTCTTTACCAAACGGTTTTGCCATCTGCGTAGCATTTACCATCACATTTTCGCCACTGATAAACGAAATTTGACTACCTTTGTAGTCGTAAACTACTGGATTATTCATAATATTTGGTTGTTTATGGTGTGCGGTAGTGCGATTACCGCACACATTGTTTATATTCGGTTTATTTATATCCTGCCTGCTTCTGACGGGTAAATGGCTTTCTTCCGGTTGTTTGCCCGATTAATCTCCGCAATATTGTGCTCCCATATATCCTCTGCTGTTCACGTTGTAGCAATCGTTCCACGTGATATTGGTCTCGTTGGATGTTGTTCGCCGAACGGGCTTCTGTGATGCAAGGAGTAGTCTGATTTTGGCTTCGCGCTCTTCCTTGAACTTGATTTCATCCTTGGCCCATTCCCATGCCATTCTAAGACATTCACCGAATGTTCTTCCCATTCTCGCATTGCTCTTATAAAATCGGTGAGCACTTCTCATGATTTCCGATTTATTGTACTTTGTTGCCATAGTTCTTTATATTTAGTAGTTATTACTTCTTGTTTGATGATGCAAATGTATAGTATTTATTATACTTATACAAGTAATTAGTATATAAATATTATACTATTAACATTATTTAGTATATTAGATATTATACGTTTTTAATTAAGAAAGTATATTTGCATTATAATCAAAGACAGCGATTTATGAGAATTAAAGAATTACTGAAAGAAAAAAGACTGACACAACAAGAACTGGCAGCTATGATTGGGGTATCATATCAATCAATGAAACAGACCCTAAATGCCCCATCGGTGACTACAGCTACGCTTGAAAAGATTGCATCAGCATTGAATGTCCCCATGTGGGAACTTTTCGTATCTCCTAATGATATAATAAGTACAAATGAAGATTTGACCGCCCTTATCCAGCACAAAGGGGATTTTTACAAAGCAACCACGATAGCCGAACTGGAAAATATAGTGGCGAAAATCAAAGAAAAGTGCAAATAAGGTTGTATTACTATATAACTTTTTGTATCTTTGCACCATGAGAAAGATAATCGCATACAAGAATTATTTCAGTGACTTCATAAAGAAGTTGTCAACGGACGAAATAAACAAAATTCGCCGCGCGCTGGACTTGTTCAAAGTGGAGGACAGGATGCCGAGCCATTTCATAAAATTCATACGTGACGGCATTTATGAATTTCGTGTGAACTATGGAAATAATGAATTTCGTATCTTTTTCATATATGACGGTGATATTGTCGTTGTTCTCTTTAACGCCTTTAAGAAGAAAACGCAGAAAACACCTGACAATGAAATTAAAAAAGCAATAAAGTTGAAGGAGGAATATTATGAAGCTAAAAGAAATCAGTAAAGACATCTACGATTTGGATGCGTGGCTGGATGAAGGGCTTGGAGCGGAAGGCACTCCTGAACGTGAAAAGAACCGTGAAAAGGCATGGGAGGAGTATAATGCCCAAATATTGTTGGAAGCGCGCAAAAACGCGCATCTTACGCAAGCGGAACTCGCAAAACGTATCGGTGCGGACAAGGGATACATATCAAGGATTGAACGGGGGTTGACGGTGCCGACCGTTGCCACTCTTTATAAAATAGCCTCTGCAATGGGGCTGACCGTGGAGCTGCGTCCAATATGATAATGTAGTACCAGTATTAAAACTTTTTCGATAACCCCCAAGAGGGAGTAATACACTGCCCTCATTGTGGGAGGGAGATAAAATTAACCTCAGGAATTTAACTTTAACAATAACAATACCATGGACTTTAAAGACAATATCAAACAGTTGGCGGAGAGGATTATCAAGCTGAAAGATAATATACAGACCGAAGAAGCGACCAAAAATGCCTTCATCATGCCTTTCATCAACGCGCTGGGATATGACGTGTTCAATCCCTTGGAAGTTATTCCCGAAATGACTTGCGACATCGCCATGAAGAAGGGTGAGAAGATAGACTATGCAATAATGAAAGATGGCGAGCCTATACTGTTGATTGAATGCAAGCACTGGAACCAGGACTTGAATCTGCACGACAATCAGTTGATGCGTTATTTTAATGTTTCAAAAGCTAAATTCGGCGTTCTTACAAATGGTATTGTTTACCGTTTCTACACGGACTTGCTCGAACCCAACAAGATGGATGAGAAACCATTCCTTGAAGTAGATTTGACAGACATAAAAGACAATCAGATTGAGGAACTGAAGAAGTTTCATAAGTCGTACTTTGACGTTGACAATATTCTCAGTTCGGCAAGTGAGCTGAAATACATGGGTGAACTGAAAGCCGTAATGGCCAAGGAGTTTACAAATCCTTCGCCCGAACTCGTCAAATATTTCTCCAAGCAAATTTATGATGGAGTGATAACAGCCAAGTTGTTGGAGCAATTCACGACCCTTACCAAACGTTCCATTTCAGGGTATATCAACGACATTATATCGGAACGGTTCAAATCCGCTTTCAAGACGGAAACGGAAACTGAAGCAAAAGAGTCTGAACAATCAACTGAACAAGTCAACGCATCGACGGGAAATGGCGCGGATGACGATAATAAAATAGTAACCACAGAGGAAGAAATCGAGAGCTACCTCATTGTCAAGTCTATTTTGCGTCCTGTTCTTGATATATCCCGCGTGGTCTATCGTGACGCCCAAACCTATTTCGCCATACTTCTTGACGACAACAACCGCAAGCCCATCTGCCGTATGTATTTCAATGGATTGACCAAGAAATACATTGCGACTTTTGACGAGAACAAAAAAGAGACAAAGCATGAGATAAATGGTTTGGACGATATTTATAACTTCTCGGATGAATTGAAAGCGGTAGTTGGCTATTACGACCAGAAGTAATATAATCAGCCCCGCTCCGAGAGGTCGGGGCTTTTTTGTACCTCATCATTGATTTAAGGTGAATATGCTTTACAGGTTTCAACCCAGGAAAGATGTACCGATGATGATGGAGAAAATGTAGCATACCTGCAAATTGAGTGAGGGGTACATAAGTCGTGTTTTTCCGTGTTCTTAACGGAAGGATCATTATCTGATAAAAACAAATACAATGGCAATACTGACAATCGAAGAGGCCGAGAAAATGAGGGCTTTTATTCCGTCATCTACCATGTTCAAAGTGTGGGACGCGCGGGATAGGGGAGGGACGTTTATAACCGTATCTGACAGGAACCTCGCTCTGTGGAAAAAGAAATATGAGGCGTATAACCTTAAGTTCAATGTACTGCTGCCAAGATGCACGGAATACAACAATCTGGGCATTGAATATGAGAAACAGGGAAACATTCCCTTGGCAATCAGTACGTACGAGGAGAACGTAAAGCCGGGTTCTTATCCGGCCCGTCATGCTTACGACAGGCTGCTCGTCCTGTACAGGAAACAAAAGGATTACAGGAATGAGCTTCGGGTATGCAAGCTTGCCGTATCCGTTTTCAAGGAGGAAAAGTACAAGAAGCGGCTTGAAAAAATCAAATTGCTTCTTAAAACACAGAAACAATGAAATATGTCCTATGAAAAAATCAAGAGCGATAGAGGTGCTGAAGAAGCAGTTGGATGAAATACCGGCGCTGAAAAAAGTGCGTGAAGGCGATAAAAAATATAGGGACTGGAAAACGCAGACATTGGCCGTTGTAAAATCCGTCTTCGGCGAATGGTCAACCAATTACAAGGAAGCAAACGACAGCCTATTCCCGCAGTTCTTTTTTGACCCTATTTTGGGAAATGATAGTATCCCGACAGACTACCATGCACGTTATTTGCAAGGGCTGGATGCAAAAGATACCATGCTTCGTGGCATGATAACCGAAGTTGAGTTGCGGGAAGATGACAGAACTGGTTGCCGGGAGGATGCCGTTTCGGTTATAAGGAACATCTGCGACCATTTTCACTTGGTTGTACGCCAGTTGAGGGAAAGGCATGAGAACAGGCCTACGCTGGACGTGGACGATGAATATGATGTGCAGGACCTTCTTCATGCTTTGTTGAGGCTGCATTTCGATGATGTCCGAGCGGAGGAATGTACGCCGAGCTATGCAGGAAGTGCGTCACGCATGGATTTTTTGCTTAAATTCGAGAAGATCGTTATCGAAGTGAAGAAAACCCGGAAAGGATTGGGGGCGAAAGAAGTAGGCGAGCAACTGATGATAGACAAGGAAAGATATGCCGCACATCCCGACCTTGGGACTTTGATTTGTTTTGTGTATGACCCTGAGAACAGGATTTCCAATCCGGTGGGGATAGAAAACGATTTGAGCAGAGGTTCGGAGCAATTTAAGGTAATTGTCCTTATAAGGCCCAAATAAGGCTGACTACAACAGCTTACCCTAGTGGACAGATAACAAATTACCCGTAGGTAGTTGGTACACTACTTACGGGTAGTCATAGGCTTACTTATAGGTAGTTGGGAAACAACCTATAGGTAGTTTACAGCGGGCTTCCTTCTTGTTCTCCGTCTTCAGAGCCTGTTCCTTCGCTGGTTGACGAAACCTCCCCCTTCTTGGGTACGCGCTTGAACGTCAGCCCTCCGTCACCGGCGCGGGTGGCAGCTTTTACGGGCTTGCCAGGTCGGAACTGGATACTGGCCCCCGTAATGTTGGCCGATGTAAATTCCTTTTCGGTCAAAGCGCCTTCACTCTGAAGCTGGAGCTGGAAACTGCCGAAGTTTTCCAGTCGGACAATCTTTCCAGCGGCCAGATGCTTGTTTACCTGTTTGATCAGGGCACGAAGGGCGTTGAGCACGTCGCCGTCGGTCAGCGTTGTCGCATAGGCGATGTCTTCTGCCATCTCGTCCATCGTCACCTCGCCGCTTGCCTGCATCTTGGCGTAATACTTCTTTTCGCCGTCCGGGTTGCCCGGCTCGCTGCTCATCAGAGCAAGTGAATAATTCACACTCATGGTTTTCTCCTTTCTGTTTCAGTTAATATTCGTTTTGATTTTTACGGTGCGAAATTAACCTGTCGTTTCCGGTGCTTGTAGGCATACGTGCAGTAAAGCCTGATAAGCGAGACAAAAACGGATTTATTTGTACATGGATAAACTTATTGGATATTCCAGATGTTGGATTTTTCTGAGAATTATGGCAGATTTATCGTATTTGTATGTATCTTTGGTTAATTTACTTGATGTTTTCATTGCTATATATATTTATCTACAAACATCATCAGTTTTCACATGTAACACTTTCCATACTCCAATTGCTAAATCAAGAGTTCCATCTTGATTGATATTCTCAATTACAAACCGCTTTTGAGGATAAAATTTGTAAGTGACCTCACGCCCTATTTTTGCATTAAACTTTTTCATTGCTCAAATACTTTTCTGTGATTATTTCTTTTGACTTCATTATCATGTAATCGGTATCAATCCCAAGTTGATGGTAGAAACCGCTGTTTCCTGTAAGGCTTTCACTTGCGATTTGCAAGGTTCTTCGTTCTTCTTTAGAAAAGCCAATCCGGAATGTCCGAAAGATAGCAAGTGCTTCTTTGAGACATCCGGATTGGAATAACTTTACTGCTTTTTCAGTCTTTGTCTTCATTGCTCTTAATATTCAAGTGTGTAACTTTGTATATGTAAATATACATATAATATATTGAATATCAAAGCATTAAACAATTTATTTTCAGCTTAAAGAACAATTATATTTCAAGAACCTGCTTGTATAGCTCAAAGTTCTTATTCTCTATCTCTTCATCTTCAGGATAGCGTTTGGCTCTGGCATACCACTCATGGAAGCAATCAGAGCAGTACCAACAATTAAGGATAGCGATATAGAAGCCATCATGACTGTTGCAAGAACCGCAACTGTCACAGATCCCAGCACAACCATATTCACTAAGGGCACACATCATTTCACCACGAGTGGCTTGTATGACCTTGAAGCCTTTCTTGTTTTCGTAAACTTTTGCCATAGCATTATCTTTTTCGTTTTACCCAATATCCATCACTTATTTTCTCAAATCCTTTGAGGTGCATTACTTCATCGTGCTTGTCATTCAAAAGTTCATAGACACGTCCACTATGAGTAATATAGGCATTTACAAGTTTACTCCATATTTCTATGATTGGTTTCCAATAAGGGAACACTTTTGGAATTTTGAGCAATTCTCCATTGGTTACTTCTGCAAACTCTACGAGATCAAAACATCTTGAAAAATCATCTGCATCATGTGGAACATCAAAGTTCCCTAAATAGATATCATCTGGCTTAATATCCATTAGCGCACACCACATAGTACGGGAGGATGTACCGACATGGTGAGTTCCAATCCATTCTATTGCTTTTTGTTTATTCATAATCTTCTGCTGGATAAAATTCACGACCTTCAAAATCATCAGCTGTGAGAACTATGTCTTCACAATTGACCATCTCTTCAACTTTTTCGAAAGCGGCATCTTTATCTTCCGCTTCTACCTCTACTACTTTGGTGAGGGTTTCTATAACTTTGATTCTGTACTTCATATCACTTGAACCCCCATTCTTTTATGTAGTCAATATTTTCAGGAAATCCATCTACCGATTTAGGGCTAAGGAATTTTTTTTCGCTTTTCAATTTTGAACCTCCCCACTCAGTCGGTGGGCAGTTTTCGTATTCTTCTTTAGATACTTCACTTACACTAAATTGTGGTTGGAATCCATATCCCTGTACGCTTTCTCCTAAATAGCCATTGAACTTACGCAGTGCCCATTCAAAAGCAATTTCCTTGTATAGGTAATGCTTAGAGAATACAGCAACGTATATTTTATGCTGAAAATATCCAGTTTCTGTCAAGTCCGGATGGCATCTGACACAGAAATACTTAATACGTGAAAGTATTTCTGTAACAAACTTCTCGTGCTTTTCGCAATCTTCTTTTGTCAAGAACTCTTTTCCATCATTTGCGATATAAATAGTTTTAGTTATTTCTTTCTTTTCCATATTCTATTCATTTTAACAATTCAGGATTATCAAATACATTTCCAAGTACCTCAATACTATCGCACTCCAAATCAAACTGGAGCAGAGGGATGGTAAGATACGGGCACTCATTCAATTCTTTGTTTATCGGGTATTCCGCTTTATACAAACATAAACCAAAGCAAGCGAAACCATCCATGTAAACAACTTCTCCTTTACATATACAATCTTGGTCAGGGACAGCACATCCATTGGCGATACCTTCATACTTGTAGTTGATAGAGATATAGTCATGCTCATATACTTCTTTGCCATTATTATCATATAGACCAACAAACTGTCCTACGGTATCAGGATTAACTTCGTATTCGACAAACTTTCTTTTACCACTCTGCCGTAAATCTCCGAATACCCAATTGCCTGTATTAAGGCTTTTCCCTCTAAACCTAATAATTTGCATTTTTATCTCCTTTCTTAAGTTCTGAAATAAGGATATTTGCACGTTCAATTGCGATTTTTGCACATGTCTTAGCAGCAACTTTGCTGTTTCCATAATTACGAGAATATATATCTTTAGCTATTTCAAACATCCGCTGCTCCCAATCAATATTATCAGACTTATCCTGAAGTATTTCTACTTCATCAAATCCTAATTCCAATGGATCTCCATAGCTATCGCACGAATCTAAAACTACTTTCGCATATTCTGCAACATTGATAATCTCTCCAGTTTTCTTTATTCTTGCTTTCATATCTCACTTGCTAAAAAATCATTATCACACTCCAAACATTCCCAATCAGAACCTTCGTACCTGCTTGGTATCAAAGCATTCTCGCACACAGGGCATCTTGGAAGCAGGTCTTTGATAAACCCCACTTCAATACCGAACTCTCCATTATGAAATCTTATATCATTGGCATTTTCACATGCCCCTTCACTATCATCATCATATAGCCTGAATACTTCTATATCTGATGAGAACAGCTGGTAAGCCGCTTCCTTGCTGATAATCAGCCATACAAATCCGTCTTTACAAACTTTTGTTTTCATTACATTAACCTCCTATCTTCACTTATACTTTCAGCGTAAATACCTTTGTTTATCTCAACATTTTTCCCAGTCTCATATCCGCGGACGGCAGATACATTATCTACATTCTGACTGCTTGCACGAGACTTTCCGATTTTCTCATCTTTCAGGAAATCGTCAATCTCAGCCCGGGTGCTCAAAGCAAGCGCAGTGATGTCGCATTCATGTTGCAGTTGCTGTTTTTCGTATCTGAATTTTTCATTCAGTCCATATACACATCCACATAGGTATGAGCGGAGATACATGGCGATACTTTGTGGCCTGCGTCCGAACTTGAAAAGGCAGTCATGTCTGTAGTAAGGATATTCTTTCCTTCCTATCTGATAGAACTTGTTGGCGAGGAAGGAAACAAGATATAGGACGACTTCAACATTCTTCTTACGACCTACAATCTGGAACTTATCACGGCTCATTCGACCATTATTTTTTCTTGTGGATATGATAAGCAGACGACACATGTTGTATTCGCATACGGTTCCAATTAAATCAGCATACCATTTACCGCTGCTAACTTCAGGCTTAAACGGAATTTCTTCGGCCACAACTGGGTTGTCAATTCGTTCCTGTGTTGGGATGTCTGTTTCTGACAAGTTATAGGCTATCAAAAGTCTGGTAATGCCGGCTGCAGCAGCGCATGCCTCACCTTCATTACCAAGAGCAAGCGCAGACTCTTTCAGGTTCATCAGCTTGCGAAGCTTTTCTAAGATTTTGTCTTTGTCAATCATAATCAAATCATTAAAATGTTCATTAGATAATCAGGATCTAACCCCAAGTTACAAGCTATAAATTCGTCTGCTTCCCATGGATCTGCCGACAATAATTCTTCTCTTGTTTCCTGTACTAACTCGAAAGCCTCAGATTCACTTAAACCGTCGCGCTTCATTAAGATTTCTATTACATTCATTGCTACTATATTTTTAGGTTTATAATAATCCTTCGTCAGCCATGGAAGCATATCCATTCTCGCAGATAACAATACTATCGAGTAGATCAATGCCAAGAGTGCTTAACCCATTTCGGACTTGTTGTGCTAACCGGATGTCATCACGAGAAAACTGAAGATTTCCTGATGGATGATTATGTACTAATATCACAGAAACAGCTAATGATTCAACTGCATACTTTGCAATCAATCTTACATCAACTATAGTAGAACAAATACCGCCTTGGGCGATTTTGGCATATCCGATAGCGGTGTTTGATTGGTTCATAAGTAGGATAAACGAACTTTCGTAGATGGAAATGTCATCATAATAAAACTGCCGTGCAAAATCGGCTGAATCTTTCGAGGATCTAATTTTTGCAACAGGGAATTCCTGTTTTTCTGCTTTCAGACTGAATTCAATAGCTTTCTTCTTCATTGCTCAATTATCTTTAGTATTCTTTTAGTATAGTAAAGGTACTAATTATTAGTTGGTTGTACAAATGTAATCATCTAATAATCAGCTACTTAAACTTAGTTTAACTGAGCAATCAAGAACATTTCAATATGCTTTCCCTCCGTGCATAAACGGGCGAAGCTCGTTGTACTTCATCTTCTGCTCGATGTGCCATGCAATATCTATGTTTTTTGCTCTACACCAAGAAAAGATCCTTCCCAAAGAACAACTTATATGTAGTTTCAACCAATCCTTATGGCTTTTATCTGGGTTGGTGATAAATGAGCAAAACATGTAAGAAAATTCCGTGAATGATATTTCCTCTATATATAAGTTATCCATGTATAATAATTCGCAATTACGAAGTCCTGCCAGATCCAGCAATCGGATGCAGGCGTCGGCAAGTTCTTCCTCGACAGATCCTTTGATTTGACGCTCAAAGTTTTCCTCAAAGTCAATGCAGTTATCGTATTTATTGAATGCTTCAATGTCAGCGTGGCTTCCTTTCCGGTCTGCTTCCACTGCCTCCATCAGTTCGGATATAACCAAGCAAAGGAAATGTTCATCACTCAGGTTTTCTTCATGCCATCCGTGGGCTACTGCACACTGGTAGGCTTTATCTCTTAGGCTGTTCAGGTTCTTCATTTCAGGTATTATTTGTATTCTTATGTTAACTTTGTTACGTTATCGAAACAAAATAGTCGAATTAACATTTTCATATAGAAAAATGCGTTATATTTGCAACGCATTTGATTTGGAGCACTAACACTCCTTCCGGCGAACTGTCATTCGCCTCCTCTGGTCCCATCTCACACGAGAAAAGACATAAGCCCTTAGTCCTGCTAACTTTGGGCTTTTTTTAGTTGAACTTGACAGGGTTCAACTAATGAAGGATGTTGATAGCAGGTCAGCATCCAAATCGGAAAGGAGGTGTTAGTGTGAAGAATCAAATGCAAGATGAAAGCGGCAAGATACGTGTATTTTGTCGGTATATCGTGAAGAATGGTAAGAGAATCTACCCAAAGAAATCTCTATACTTCTCTTTTTTGGTAGACTGTAAAAAAACAGCATAATACCGCTTTTTAGGGGGTGAGCAGGCATCCCCTTCTTTATATTCTTATGTCAACCGCCTTTTGTTATCTTCCAAAGTCTTATCGAATGAAGGTATTGGCATCCAAGCGATAATTTTTACATCAGCAAACAGCCAATTAGTTTCTCCGAGGTACATCGTCAAATGTATTTGAATACTTCCTTCGTACTCAATCATCACAAGAACGTATTCTTCCACTTTCGGCATTCTTGTTTCAACCTTTATCCACTGACTTTTCAACGCTTCATCCCAACCACTTTCATACGCTAATCGAACATCTGCTTTTTTATAATAAAAGTCATGCTCGGCACATTTTCTGCCATAAAATTCTTCCACGTGTTTATGCGCATAATCTGCGTACTCTTTTGCTTTTTCTTCTTTGCTCATATTTTCTCAATTTTAGTTATATACTCAGGTGCTATAAACCTTTTTGATTTTACAAAGTATTTCCCATCTATTAAAAAAGCATTTACGACCTTTGTTTCACCGTAATAAGATGTAGTAACCGAATATCTGTTTTCGGGATTGTATGCGGCCATGAATATTATATCAGCACCACAACATCTGTCGCTTGGCTTAAACTCATTGTCGTATATCAACTCCAAAACATTGTGATACAATTTGTCACGTTCTTTTGCCGAGAACAGGTCATACCAATCATCCACAAACCTTAGTATTGTGCTACTTCTAAGGTGACTACCTCTTAAACACGATTCAAGAAGGCAGTACATTTCAAAATTATCCAAATTTACTTTCATTGTTCAAATACCATTTTACGTTGTGACCTTGCTTCTCTAACTCTTTGGCATCGTTTATCGCCTCTTCCATATAATAGTATGTACACCAATTAGTCCATCCGTACCAATGCTTCTTTTGAATGACATATAAGTCTTCAAATATCAGCGATTCTAAAAGTCCAACTCTGAATTTTGCCATAATCAATCTTATTAAAATGGTGGTTTTCTATTTAATCTGTGTCCCATACAATCTCTTTTTTTCTTCTTATCGTGCAAGGCATTCCAATACTTACTATACTTCGGCGTCGGTTCGCTTGCATTGTACGGGTTTCTGCCTATTCGTTCAAGGTATTTCATTTCTGCAAGAACCTGTGTTACATTGTCAGAACGGTTATGCTTTCTGTTTGGTCTGCCCATGCTATTCCTTCTTATTTGTTTTTACATATCCGTTTTCAATGCACCAGCAGAGCATTTCGTAGGCGGCGTCAATCAGGCTTTCATTAAAGAATGATTCACAATAGCTATAGGTGACTTCCCACGCATCATCATTTGGGAATATAACCTCTAAATAAGATGTCGATCCGTTATCTTTTCTTTTTATTTTCTTCGGCAGCAAATCAAAAATGTCTTGAAAGGTAAACGCCGGAAGTTTTTCTACGACATCAAAGCCGGTGTGCATTGCTTCTTTATCAAAACTTAAAAACCAATTCAACACAACAGTTTCTTTTCTATTACGTGCAGTTGCAGGTCTTATAATCCGAATCCAATACATGCTTGCTTTACTTGTATCTACCCCCAATTCCTGAAGGTGTTTCATCTGTTCAATGCTTAATACTTGCTTGCTCATAACGATTACATTTGATTAAAATTCCAAAAGCCATCATTTTCCTGAATACACAATTCGACTTTTCCGTGCTTTGTACTTGTCAAACAAAGCATTGTCACATTGTCTGTATCAAAGCTCCCTGAGACATAATCAAATCTTGGAGTTATCTTCATTTTTGTAAAATCAATTTTAATTGTTTTAATTCTCTTACGGTAAGTGGCGTATCGGATTGGTTACATATCATTTTAAATAGGTCTTATTTAAGTATCCTCTTTCAATCAACCAGGAGATTATACTTATCATTCCTTCAAATATACTGTCTTTATAAATTATAAAAACCAAATCCCCTACGTGTTCACCGTTTAAAAAATAGCTGTATGATAAAATGTTACCGTAAATTGTCAGTCGATAGTCATCAACTTTATTTATATAGATTACTTCCGGCATCAGTTCTTTCAAGCGGCTAAGGCTCCATGCCGGATAAAACTCGTCTGTCTTGTCTTCGGGCGGATAGTCCTGGAATGATTTTATTTGGCTCCAGTCTGCTACAAGCAAGCTGTCTTCATACCAATACATGTCTGCTGTTTCCGGCTTTATCCCCAGCGCAAGCAGCCTTTCCGACTGCTCGCGGGTAGTGGCGATTTGTGATTTAAATTCCATATCTTTCATTTTATAAGTTTAAAATCATATACGAACACAAAAGGATTTGAATGCCATGTTCCCTTACCGCTTACTTTGTCGATTAAGGTGGAGTATGCTTCACGAGGAGTACTACCTAACCAAATCTTAGAATTTGTCGATTTGTTAAAACCACAATAGAATTGTCTCGCCTTTCCGTCAAATTCTATCCCTTCTTTCAAGCAATCTTCATCGCTTATATCTTGAAGGTATTCTATTAGGACGTTTGTAATGCGGATTTGGTGCGGCATTAGTTCAGGTTTTACAAACATCTTGTTAGTCCATCCTGCTGTATCTGTAGGATTTTTTACGCTAATGTTTAATTGTTGGTTAGGGTGTTGACTAAATTCAGAGAAAATGTCTTTATAGCTTTGAGCAATGGCTACAATTTCGCCAACACTATACTTTGGATAATTTTTTGTGGGTATGTCATAAACCTTCCTTTTGTATTCAAACATCCATCTATTTACACAACGGAACACCTTATCAGGATGTACTTCTTTCAAATCCCCATGTATGTCACCTTCATGCAATGTTAACGTCAATAACCTTCTCGTCTGCGTCTTTCTTCCTTCCAATACGGCTTTGGTAAGTCCGTATTTGTCATTGAACATTATCTTTTTCATGGCTTTTCTGTTTTATACCGTGAGCGATTAGGCTTGCCCACGGCTGTTTGATGGATATTGCTTTCATTTCTTCTTATTTTTTAATCGTTCAAGCCGCCTACGTTCTCTTCGTCTTGCCTTGCCGTCAGTAGGCGTACCGCAAAATTCCAAAGATGGCTTTTTCTCAATTATAAGTTCATTCATAGCTGTTCTTATTTCTTCACGCTCTTTGTTAACTACAACCGTATCTATACCGTATTCTTCTTTGAGTATCTTGCTTAACTCTGTTGCTTGTTCAATGCTTACCACTGTACCATGCTCTATGTCTATACCCATAGTGGCACACGCTGCTATTATTGATTTTCTTGCATTATTCATATTTCAATCCTCCAGCAAATCCAATATCTGACAAAGCGCACCCTCAAGAGTTGATACCCTATCTTCCATATCATTTCTGTAATCTTCATACTCTTGGTCTTCATACAGCATCTCGCATCCTTCATTTTTTGATGTTGAATATTCCAATCTTTCATGGCACAAATCAGCAATATCTTTCAGAAGTTCATTGACCGGTTTGTCACCCAACATGGTTTCAACAGTTGTTTCGATTTTTACTTTTATTTGCTTCATATTTCAGTCTTCCATTAATTCTGGGTTATCGTATATGTTTCCAACCACTAATAGAAAATCAAGACAGAATAAGTAAATACTTCCACAAGATTTCCCTAAGTCTAAAACGAAAGCTCCATTTTTATAAACAACAATACCTTTGCAGCTTTCGTTTCTTATTATATCTCCTTCGTAAATTTCATAACCGTTCTTGTCACGCAATCCGGTAAACTGGCCGATAGTTTCTTCTTCTACAGACAAATCTTTAACTACATAGGCACTGTTATCAGTATTAAATGATAAAACATTGTCAAAAATTACTTTGTCTGTATAGACATAATCAAGAATACTGAATTTGGATTCACCTAAATAACCATAAAGCCATTTTCTAGTCTTTTTTGATTTTCCTCTGAATTTTATTTCTCTATTCATGATTAATCATCCTTACCTTTCTTATTGATATGAATATCATTATTTCTAAATGGCATAGGGAAACATATAAATAAAATTACTGTTCCAATAAAATGACAAAAATCCTGGAATATAAATTCGAGTATTTCAATCATAATCAGTCCTCCAAAAAAGGTATCAAATCATCGAAGTATGCCCATTTCTCGACATTCTCAAACTGTTCATACAAAATGGTGTTATCTCTCTTGTGGTAATATCCGCACCCATAGGAACCGTCTTTAAGGATATACAGGCAGAACCTACGTTCCTGTGGTGTCTCCTTTGCTTCGTGCCATGAAGCGTTTACTCTCCAATTTGCACCTTTTATGAAAGTCGGAATAACGGCTTTATCAATATAGTTTCTAACCTGTATGTCAGTCTCCTTTTCCAGCTCATTCAGGTAATTACCTTCTGCAGCTTTTCTAACTTCAGCGTATGTCATATTCATTCCTCCTTATTTACATTATCATTGTAAATCATATCAACAGAAAATAACTGCGCCTCAGTTATTCCAACCTTGTGTTTGTCCTGCCATTTCCGAATACGTCGAAATACTTTCTCATTCTCTGCGTCTGTAAGGAACCCTTGGACGTGAAGATAGGTTCTGCAAAAATCTGATTTAGCAAGATTTTCTCTCATTTCTTCTTTTTTCATAATCATTCCTCCTTTAACACTTTCACATATCTTTCCAGCATGTCCTTCAACTTGCGGATGGTATCGGTAGGAAAGTGAATGATAGTCCATCCTCTATTATACCCATCCGAAAATCCATAATACCATACGGTCATCATGTCATCTTCAATTTCGATAGAGTCTAACCTTCCGCTTTCATCACCGAAGTTAAAGACCATATCATCTTCGTCAATATCCAAGGTGTCACATATTTCATCCACTTCGATGCGCACATCATCCATGTAGTCACTGTCTGGCATAGTAGCCAGCAGGCAGTAAATCTCACCGTAGAGCCTGAAACGCTCCAGCATGTCTTCTTTTGTTGTATTCAGTTCCATATCATTTGATTTTTAATCGTTCTCTTCTATACCAATCCGCATACTCACTTGTCTGTTTGTCTTTAGTGACATATATGACAGTTGTTTGATTAATCCGCAATGGGTACAACCGTTTTTCACGCTTTTTCTGATGTTCAATATACTCAGAAAGGTCATTAATATTCTTGGTTGTATCTGCTTTGCGCTCCTTGGTTGGAGGCATAATGTTCTTGTTCGCCATTATTCTTTCATTTACGTTAATCTATATTCACCTTTACCATCTTGTCAATATTCATTGCCAGAATCTTGATTGCAAGACGTATGTTTTCTGAATTGTTAAGTACGTGCTCTCCAGCAATAGACATGCATGCACAGCGTATGTTGACAAGGTGCTGGTTAGGCTTTGGAATATATGATGACATGGTAGCTTTCTGGATGAACTGTGCAGTTGCACGCTCGAACTTCCAGATGTAGTCTATCAGGATGACGCACATGTACAGGTTTAGAAGTAAAGTATAGTCTGTCAGGTCGGGCCACTGCTTCCTCATTTCGTAATGAACTGACTGCTGCAGCTTCTCGATGTGACTGTATGCTTCGTCGAAGAAGAAATCCACCTTGTCTTTTAATTCTTCTTCTATCTCGTTCCCTGTAAGTCCAATTGTTTCACGCTCATATTCTTTCATCTCCTGTTTGAGAGTTCTGGTTTGCTCTTTATAATTCAGCCTTTTCTGAGCGCATATCTGACAAGCTACATCTGCGTATTCGAATGCAGCCCGACTGGTAACGATTGGGATATATACCAGCTTCAGCGTGGTTTCCATGGGAACATTGTATTCTATCAAATCTGCTGCTGAAATACTTGTTCCGATACCTGCTTGTACAAGGGTACGGATTTGCGATATTGTTCTCATAAAAAATACTCCCTACATTTGAATCCTTTTCTCGGCTCAAAATCATAAAAGTCACAAGTTCGATAAATCTCTTTTCTGTCGGTCCATCTGGCCATGTCAATCTGCCATTGCGGAATTATCTGTGTCTTATCGGTAAGTGAACGATAAGGCTGTGCGTGCGGAAGAACTTTCTTGTTCTTTTTCCAGTAGTTTATGCGATGATAACTTTCTTTTAGTTCCATCAGGATGCAGTAAAGAAAGAATTCTCCTTTGTAACCATAAGACCGAATCAGATCTATGGCTTGTTCGCACTTGGCTATCTGACCGTGAGTATCGCATCCAAATCGTATTCTGTTTATCCATTTTACCTTAGAAAGAAGCTTGGCTATATCATCTGTTACGAGACGAGCGTCGAGCGCCTGATTGAAATCCACATGATAGCCTTTAGCGACTATCTTCTCAATCTGTTGCAATCCGTAATCGCAGGCCAATACATTGTTGTCCATCAGTACCAATCTGTCCCGACCGTCCACGGCAATATCGTCCACATCCATATAAGGCCGTATATTCCCTTCCTTCTGAGGCACCACACACCACTTGCACCGGTTAGGGCATCCACGGGTAAGGAATCCGTAGGCTGTCCGCCTGTCGATAGCAGGGTATAGGCTGTAGTCCGGCGTGCATCGGTCTATTTCTTCAGGCAGTATCTTGTAAATGTCGATGCCTGTTCCGCCGTACTCAACATCATCGGCATGGATGAAATAGCCATAGTCAGGCGTAAACGTGAAAATCTTGGCCGCATATACTTTTTCGTAGTGATCCAGTGGATTGTACCACTCCACGTAGTCGCCTGCTCCCTTGTGATATGCACTGATTTTCATCAGTGCCAAATTCGGGAAATTACTATCTATGGCAAGTAAACCTATCTTCATGGTTTCGGTTTATCGAAGTCCAACATGTAATACTGACACCACTCTTTTTCTTCTCTCTCGAAAAGCACAAGTGCCTGAACTCTGTCCTGGGATATTTTCTGGACTATGCCTTTTCGGCCTTTGTGGTCAACTACATGTGTACCAGATGTACACTGGGTTTTGAATACGTTTACTTTCATTGCTTCAATGTTTTAATGTTTATGTAAAGATACTTGTAATATATTGAAATACAATATATTATATCTTCTTTGTTTCATTCATAAACTTTGTTTAACTGGCTGATTTACAGGTGGTATCTCGCCCCGTTTTTTACGTTCAAGGTACCAAGTGTACGGATTATATCCTTCTGGAATTACATATCCTTCGGGTAGTTCGCGGCGTCGGAGGCTTTCTTCCTGCTCGTGTTTTCTGATAGCTATATCAAGCTCTACATTTCTTTGTGGTAGGAACTCTTTGAAGAATGCGTTTCCTATACGTTTTGTGTCAAAGCTGCTGTAGCTGTTGTCGTATCTCCCGGCTTTATATCTGGCAAAGAACAGCATCAGTTCGGACAGCTTGTACTGACGGACTTCTTGAGCGAACGACTGGCTGAATATCCGAATGCCATCGGCAATTCCGCTTTCTCTATTACTCGAGGATCCATATAAACCAAATACCTGCAATTCTATCCAATAACTGGAAGAACCAACTCCGTAGATAGCATCGTACTGCATCAAAGTTGGGCAGTCGGCCATGTAAGCTTTTCCAGCGTTCTGGAGTGTATATCCCCAGTGAACCGGCGAGAAAAGCCTCTCAATGTCAGAACGGTTTTTCCATTTCGTCAGCCATGCCTTCTTCGAGCTCTCGCTTATGTTGTTGTAACAAGTTAAGAGCGTAGGCGTTAGCTTCTTGTTTGCTTGTATAAGCATTCCGATTGCTTCCATTGTTCCGTTGTTTTTCAAGTTCAAATAATCCAGCCCAATTATTAGCCATAGATTGCTCAACTACCAGAATTGCAATATTTGGGTCATTGTAGCAGAGCTTTAAAAGTCGTTTATAACAGCTTTTTAAAGATTTCTCAGACTTATAGGTTTCTCCCCTTTGGCGTTTATATTCAAGCCATGTATTGAATATTTCCCGGAATTCATCTGCTACAAAATCAATCTTTGCTGGTTTTACTTCAGATGCTTTTATTGTAGCCTCTCGCTTAATCAATTCCTGTTCTCGAATATTAAGCCTTTTCTCCCAATCAGTTAATTCCTTCTGCTTTTGAAGGATCTCAGTATCCCCAATAGAGGGGATTATAGGGGGGATAATATCATCTTTATCTTCTATTTCTTCTTCTATTTTAGGAATGGATTGTTCAGTGATTAATCCGTGATTGTTCCGTGATTGTTCCGTGATTTTGGATAAGTTCTTAAATAATAGCTCTTTAGGGACATTAACATCATCAAAATTCGGCTTATTTATCTTCTGGTGCAGACTAAACTTAGGCAGATAATAGAATTTTTCGTTGCGATACGAAAACAGACTAATAAATCCATTTCTTAGAATCTCCTGACAAATTTTCTCAAACTGTTGAATCTGTATCTGGTCAAAAGGAAATATTTTTGACTTCAACCAAACCACATCGGCACGAATTACACCTAAGTCATCACAGAAGTTCCACATACCTATATATAGAAGTCGAGCATCTCGACTAATCTTTGCTATTTTGGAATCATCCCAAAACTGAGGTTTTATCATCCGATTTCTTGGCATAACAATTAAGGTATCTCATCCATACCAATATCAGTTCTACGTTTTATCAATCTCTCAAATACACCACATTCATCGGGATGTAGTTCATTATAAATCTGAATCAAACTATCATCTGGTTCAGCTTCAATGCCACATGAATAATTGCCTATATAAAACATTATTTCTTTATTAGTAAATCCATAATACCTCATGTTTGTTATTATTTGATTGACAAATTCAGCATATTCAAAATGCTCCTTGTTATGGCAGTCTTCGCACAGTGTAATAAGTTGCTTATCGCTGTACTCCCAAATTTTCCTTTTAGGGATATAAATAGTGTGGTATACATGAAGAATCTTATCTTTACTACCACACATCTGACATGTGAAATCATCTCTATTTAGAATATCAAGCCTTCTTTTCTGCCATTTAGGAGACTTAATCTGAACCAGATAATCATCTTTTTTCATATTAAAAATAGAAACGGCTTCCACGTTTCTATACCCTTGATGTGGTGTTTAGGATATATACTCCATGAAAGCCAGTTTAATATCTTATTAATCATCAAACACCACTAAGATGATATATTAGTTAAGTGCCGTAAAGGTACGTAAAAAGTGTTTGAAACTCAAACATAAATCAAATTAATTTTTCTTGGAAAACATAATTTATCAATATCCGGTCTTATTCAGACGTAGTGACTCCTTTTCATAACTCAGTAATGTACGGAGTGCATCCAGCTGGTGTACGCATGACGCATTCAGACGATCGAGCCTGTCAACCAGATAAGCCTCTTCTTCGGCAATGCTGTCCAATAGTGCATTCTGAACCTTAGCTGACAGGCAGTTTTCACGTGCAATGCGAAGGATTGTATTCTGTATCTCGTCAGACTTCTTCTTGCGAAGCAATTTTTTTGCGTCTGCCAGCATTTCACCAGAGCGCATCATATAAACCATAATGACTGATATACGCTCCTGTATCTCTTGAGGATTATTGGAGCAGGTGATATTCAGGTAGTCGCTGATTTCCTTTATTTCTTTTTCCATAAGATCATAATCTGAATATATCATGTTCTTTTTATCGTATCACATATCTTTTATGTAGTTCTCAATCTCTCGTTTGAAATCCTCGAACGAACGGCATATAACATACTTGTTTCCAGCCGATTCGCATTCTCGTTGCCACTCCTTTTGGGAAGGTTGTTGCGTGCCGTCATCGGTTTTCATTTCAATAGCAAGAGCACCATAAAAGCGATTGCTTTTCAGGAGAATAATATCGGCCACTCCGCTCAGCATTCCTTCTTCTTTCATGTAAGCTCCGTTTCTGGCGCTTCTCCTGGCAGCATTCGGTATGGCAAACAGAACCTTGCCCAATTTCGGGTACTGGTGTCTGAACCAGCGGACGCAGGCCGACTGCAGACGATGTTCCTTATTGTCGGATCTTTTTCGACTATTCTCCTTCTTGTTTAGGGAGAGCATTTCTTCAAATGTCATATTCCTATTTTAATATTGCCCAGTCTGGTATATATTCGTAATCCATTTTTCTAATGTTAATCGGGTGATTGTTTTTCGTTGCTGTCATATATAGAGGTTCTGACAACCGTGTTTTTACCGGTCTTGTCAACGATTACTTTTTGTCCTCTTACGATAACTTCTGTTTTTTCTCCATCACGACAGGATGACAACAGCTCTGTTGCGGTCTGTTCTTTATCTCCTTCACGTTTATTTTCATGGCATTTATACGCATACACATCCATGATTGGTGTCTCGACTATTGATGCTATATAGTAGTCGGCCATGGTGCCCTTCATGCCTTCGTCCAGCTTCTTTACAGCATCGCGCAGGTCTGCGGCCTGTACCAGTACTTGGGTGGATGTCTTCTTCTCGACACCGCTCTTTTCGTCCAATGTGATGAAAACGAGCTTGCACTTATACCATAGTACAGCTTCATCTTCTTCAGTAAAGAACAGCTCACTATAATTGGCATGTTTGATATTGGTCACTGTGAACTCTCCGTCGATGAACGGTGTCATTTCTTCGATGATACGAGCTTCTGCTTCGGTGAAGCTTAGTGCATCAATCAGGTATTTTTCGGTCATTTTCTTTTTAGATCCATTCTCAATCGTTTTTTCGTAACGGATGGAACATTCAAACCAGTTGTGTGTCATTTTCTGTATTTCTTTTTAAAAGGATGTATAAACTTTGCCACTCGTGTTTCCCCCGAAGATGGAGGTAACGATAAACTTTTCCACTTCCGATCGGGCTATTAATCCAGTACCGTCGTCAAGGATTACTTTGATACTGTCTTCACCATAAAGCAATCTTTTTACTTGCGATTGGCGGAACGATGTGGCTTCTATGCAGATGTTTCCGCCGAGGGCTTCTCTGATGGCCTGTTTTTCGAAGTATGTGAAATATTTGGTTCTGTCTTCCATTTGTTCTTTCACGTAGGGAGGCAGGATGGAGTAGTCGCCGTTGTCAATGCGGTATTCGATGTACCGCTTGAGATTTTCGCCGGTGAACGGCTTGATTAACTCGTTTCTATAGGCTTCCGCTTCTTCTTTCGTGTCGAAGAGATGATCGTTTTCATCAGTCTGATAAAATTCAATATTGCCTTTAAAATTATAGCAAGTAATTCCTTCCTGTTGGATTACACTTACCTCTTTAGGCTCTTCGAAGCCTGACACTAACCATTTTTTCATTGCTGTATTTTCTTTTTGAGTTTCTTAATCATGTTCTTAAATTGTCTCGCCTTATCGGCCTCACGTGGCTTTGTTGCCGTTCGTTCAATCAGCTCGGCTCCATATTCGAGCATGGCCGAAATGGTGCTCAGGTCTGTTTTGCACAAGTCGGCAGCTTCCATGTCCACCTTGTCAAAATCAATATCGTTGTCGTTCAGGTAATCACTAAGTGAGATAATCTTTTCCCTTGTTGTGGTTACGGTGAATACTCTTGTCAGTAAGTTATCATTCCCATCTTCCATATTCAGTCTATTAATTGTTCGACAATATCATTGGCGGTTCGGATCCGCTTCTCCATTTCAGCGAATACATCTGGCTCTGGTAATATACGTACAATATGAATTGGGTGCTTCTGAAACGGATTGAATGCTACAAAGTCGCACCATTCGGCTTCAAGACACATCATGTGAGCCATACATTGATAATAGTATTCTGGACGTACTCTTTTTAAAGAGTCGTTCCCTGTTATTTCGCCGCAGAACATCATGAATACGTACTGCGATGGAGATTTGATTTCAATACATCCTTTCTCATGGGTATCTTCATCGTAGTAATATCCGTCTGGACTGCTTGCGAAATGCGGAATGGAAGGGTGTGCGCATGAACCAGTTTCTACAATTCGTCTGCCGGTAATCTTTTCGTAAAGCGACCTTGCATTCCCTTCCTGCTCATTTCCCCAACGCATTGCCTTGCTACCAATATCTACCTGATGGAGATACATCTGAAACAACTCATCGTCTTCTACAACGGATGGGTTCATATCCCTTTCTGCTGCCACTTGATAGATGTATGATTTGGCGGTATCGCCAAACATTTCACCTGCCTTGCGGCTTGACTTCATCAGGTCCCCAACACGGGAACCTGTGAAGTTTCCAAGTCTTTTTCTATACCATTCAAGTGAATGCTGTTCTTCCATCACAACAAAGATTTGCGTTCTTTCTGATCCTGTTTCTCACCAATCTCTTCTTTGTCAGTTGTAGGATTTAATTCTTCTACACCGGCGGCCATTTCTGAAATTTTCTGGAGTTTGCCAGAGGGTGTGATTTCCTCGTAATCGGCATCCTGAATGTCATCAGCCTCTTCTTTTGTGATAAGGCCCATTGAAATCTCGGGGCAATATACACGTTGCCAGAAGGCGGCTGCACGATAACGGAGCATCTGGCTTGGCATGGATTGCCATTTTGAACCATTCTTCTTTGTCCATCCCTCTCTGTCTGCCATTTCCATTGTAATCCAGTCTCCGTGTAGAGGTTCTTTGTGCTCTTTGTCGGTTGATTCATAGGCTACACATCTGCATCCATAAGACGGTGTTCCTTCCTCTCCCTTAAACTCGTATCGAAGAGGGGAGAAACGTCCGCTTGCATTGATTGTTGCAATCAGAAATTTGCTGCTGAAAGCCGGATTCCCATGAACGATGTACAGATTCTGCATCACCATAAGAGGATTGCATCCCATACGCATGGCCATATCAAGTGCAATTACACAGTTTCCGATGTTCCCTTTATAGGTGTCAGGTACAATCGTACTTTGGGTGTACATGTTACCCATTCTCTGCATGACCTCGAATTGTTTGATGGTCTGGCCTACAGGCGTAAGAGAAAACTCTGCATCTCTTTTTGCTTGAATGATTTGCAATTCGTTCGCTTGAGCATTCTGAAGCTCATTGTTCTTTCTTTCTTCCATTGCTATTAATTTTATGTGTTCAACAATATCTGGATATTATCGGGTAGGTCAAGGGCATTACTGCCCTCTTCCCCCCTCAGAACCGTACGTGAG